CATGTCAGGCATATTAGATAAAAAGACCCGAATTTTAGATACTATCGTGACCTTTAGTGGGCGACAGCAGATTGCTGCGGGAAAATTAAAGATAGAATATGCTTCTTTCACTGATGTCCACACTTTTTATGAATCTGACATGGTTAGCGGCTCATCTGACGCACATAGTAGATTATTTTTTGAGTCAGCAAATTTGCCACAAGATCAGATAACATTTGAATCAGATGACAGTGGCTTTATGATTCCCTTTCGAGGTGGAGAGGTAAATGCTTTAAACGGCAAGGTTCTTTCTGGTTCCAGTGGAAATAAAATCGTCTCAGCTGTCACAGGAACCGCGGAATTTAATAGTTCGATTTCAATATTGCTGTCTTCATCCATTAAGAATTTTGAAAAGAATGACATCATAGGATCGATTGATCACTTTCTTGAGCATAATAAATTTGAGGTAAGTCATAATAGCATAGAATATAAAGTAACAGATAATTTTCCTTTTGAACCGGGGGCCATGACAAAAACAAAGATTGAGAATGTTGAGTCATTGATCGAAGATAAGCGTCTTGCTAATAGCGCTAATTTTCTTTTTCTGCCTCCAGTCAACAAGGGAAGCGGTACCGCTTTAGGAACGTATAAACGTCTAGGTCAAAAACCTTATACAAGCTATGAGGAACTGATGAGAGAGCTTTCAGGCCGCGAAAAAGAGACTATTACATTTACAAAAACTTCGCTTACTAACAATCTTATGTGCCAGTTTTTTGAATTAGGTCAAACTTCGTTCAAGAAGCTTGATGTGATTGAGTACGGTGCTTTTAACACAGGCGATGAACACTATCCTGAAAAACATATATTTTTTATTGGGAAAGTCTTTGCAGACGCCAAAGGTAGTTACACCTTTGTTAATCTTTTTACGTTGATATTTGAGTGACTAGATGAAAACATTTATTCCAAAGGGTGTTGATGCAATAGCCACTGATGATGAGTTTGCAAATCTCGAAAACTATAGCAGGCGAAGAGGCATTTTTATGTACTCATTCAGTGTAAGAATTGATCAAATAAGCGCGCTCAAGCTTAATGCTACACGATTGAGAATTACATTAAAACATAAAGATAGAAGCAAAAGAAAGAGTCTGTTTGGTGAAGGTGCCCTGTCTCCCGATCAAGCCATCGACGCATTATTAGTAGATAAGTCGAGCAAGAAAGATGATATACGATCAAGAAAAAAATACAATGTGATACAGCAGCGAATGATGGATATCACCTCGAGGCTTGACAACGATGTTGCAAGATATATTCATAAGTTTTCAGAAAAAGATGCCGAAACACTACTTCCGGAAATTTTTACTTATGAGTTTAAGACTGCTGCTGAGCTAAGAGCAGAAAAATCTGAGACATCATACAACAATGCATCTTTTAAAGATGAAGATTATGATGATGTTGATACTGTAGATGTTCCTACAATGTCTTATGAAGCTGTTAACAAGCTAAATATGGACCCGGCCCGGGTCATTATGTCTAGAGAAAAATTAGTAACACAAGACGATGCACTTCATGGTACGATCCGAGCGAGCAGAACAGAAGAAGATATATTTACAAACAAGGTAATCAGAACGCTTAGAAGAGATCTAACCGTTGTTTCTAATGATCAAACGTTAGATAGTATGGATGATGATGAACTAGTACCAGTTCGAGTAAAAAAGTATAAAAGATTTGTGACTGTTAGACGAAACTTTATATTGAGAAGAAAGCAGTTAAAAAATAAGAATTCATTCAATGTTGTATTAGAATTATTAGATAGAGAAGGTGCAATAGTTCAAAGAGAGACAGTATCAGTAAATCATAGAAAACTATTACAAGATTATTTTATACCAAGACGCGCACCTATCATTCGATTAGCATCCCAGCGCCCCGGTATAAACGTCCTTCAGGTTGCACAAAGAGATAAAAAAGCTTCGGGCATCAAGGTATACAAGCGTGTCTTTAATGATTCCAAGCCCTTAATAAACTCTCCCTATAGTTTAGTAGGGACATATCGCCTTCGAAAGCGCGGCCGCCGCGGAGGAAGAAGTAGATTTTTAAGAATCTATGATCATACCCCAAATACTAATCCTATGATCTATCGTGCAGTACCAATCAGGGGCAAAGAGATATTTCCACTATTCAAGACAGTAGTAGTCCCCGCAGTAACTCTGCGTAATGAAGTAAAAGTAACAAAGAACAAATTCAGCACAATGTCGTTACTATCAACTGTTACAGGCACAGAAATTCAAATTAGAAAATTTGACATGAATGCTTCCTTTATGGCCATTCTTCGAAGAGACTTATCTGCAAGAGAGAAAAATTTTCGACTACTTTCTAAAGATCTACGCCCGGGCACCGGAGCATGGAGGACTATAACAGGCACTACGATGGTCTTTACTGACCTGGCAGTTCAGGATGGAAGAGTATACGAATATCAAACGCGTGTAATGTATAAAGATGGGACTGTAATGGCTTTGATTGGAGGCACATTTATTGAGTATATAACGCCGTCTGATGAAGTAACTTTTACTGTAACTAAACCTAGGGTGACTAGAGGTAGAAAAAGTGCTAACTGTACGTTTAAGATAGTAGTTAACACTGAAAATAAGGACGGAAAACCTAATCAGACAGAGCTATTAAAAGATTTTCTTAATGCTTCTGGAACTGAAAAGTTCTATGCATCCCCCGAGCAAATGCAGGAATTGCGTGATGACACAGCTGAGATCATTGTGTTTTCTATTGAGCGATTAAACTTGACAACAGGCGAAAGGGAGATGTTTAACATTTTTAATCCCGCAGCAGGCTCTACATTTAATGATACAAGACTGTCTCGATCAAGTAATATATCAAAACTATCAGCGGGCAATCTGTATCAATATATTGTAAGGGCACATAAAGTCTCTCCTAGCGATCTTTTAAAATCAGCAAGTGTTTCTAAGATAGATTCACGAACAGGTAGGACTTATAAGACGAAGACAGCCAAGATAACATCCCGCCGAGCACTTCGAACAGGAACGATACTTCCTGCCAAGTCACGATACAGAGTGACTGGAAGGAATGCTATATTTAATCTAGGAAAAACAGGTTCATCTCATGTAGTCAATGCAGATCTCAGCGGCGCGCTTCCAGAGATTGTTCGATCGAATGTTGAGAAGATAAGTAGACGAGAGAATGTCTTGTCATGGTCTGTGAGAGGGGACACATCAAAGATTGATCATTTTATCATAGTATTAGAAAAGAGAAAATCAACAATACCAATTTTTGTAGCACAAGCAATACCCGACGTATTGGAATATGAGTACGTAGATACATTTACTGCTCGCATCCGCGGCCCAATAGAGTTTAAAATACTCGCAGTGTATCTAGACTACACGCGAAGTGAAGAAGAGTCAATGGGTACAATAATTTCATCTGGTATTGCAAATAAGCGCCGGAGGCAAGGTAGATAATGCCAGTTAAAACTTTTGCAAGGAAAAAAGTCAAATTAAGCACGCTTCCAAAAAAGAAGCTTAGCAAGAAAGCTCGTCGAAGTAGAAAAAAAGGTAGATCGTCAACGACGCTAATAACTAAAACAGAAGAGAAGAAAAAGCCTGTCGAGCCAAATACCGATCAGCTTTCTATTGAGCAAGAGAGCGAATTTTTTCTTCAAACAGCTGGTGTTTGCAAGCAGCGCGCCGAAATTCTAATGAATCTTGGCTTTCTTCCTGTGTATGACTCAACAGGGAAGAATAAGATAGCAGCAATGGAAGATCTATTTGAGACTCAGAAGAATCTTCGAGCCCTTTACTATGATAACAATAACGCACTACTGGAAAAAATGGCTGAAGACAGCGACCTTGAAGATGAGGTAGCAAAAGCCCTTGCTCTGACCACAGAACAGATGGAGACTTCCATAGAAGAGATTAAACTACTGGGAGAAGTAAGGGCCAAGGTGAATATGATTAAAAAAGATCTAGACCTTAAGATGTCCGGACCGGACATTGTTGCTCAAATCAACAAGCGTGGGATCGTTGCATATGAAAAAAGAAAAGAAGAACTAGAAAAGTCAATTGAAGCTGCAGCAGCAAAAGCTGGCTCAGCCGACACATCTCGAGCAGATGCAGCAAAAAGTAGATATGCTAAATTTGAAGCCAACAGAGACCTATCTTCACTTTCATTTTCTATAATAGAAAATTTTCATGACATATGGGTAGATACGGGTTTCACAGAAGCCAGTTATAGAAATTTTTCTAATACAAAACTATTAGCACAATTAATTCAGGATATGCGTGCAACTCTAGAGACAAATTCTCCAATGTTAATAAGTGATGAAAGAGAGCGAAAGAAGGATTCTCATCCATTTAATGTCCATGATTCGCCGTACTCTGGCCGAAAAAAAGGTGAAGCATTTTCTATGCAAGAGTTCGCCGGCCCCGAGCATACAGCGACTTATGCAACATATACTGACATTATGAGCAAGGTACCCATCTCATCAACAGATCGAATAAAGATTCTTTTTAATGCATTAGCAAAAGAAGCAAGACATTCGCTGGCCATAGTAGACGGTGATGTAAGGGCATTAATAGAAGGTTTAGCATCAAGCGCCAACTCGCGCATGTTTTCTGAAATCTTTGGAACCCCCTCCGGAGTTTTGTCAGATGCAACCCAACCCAAGGGCCTATCGGAGATATTAAAAGGCGAAGTGGGAACAGAGGCTGTTCTACCATTTGAACCGGGGTACGTGTTTTCAAATGACAGTAATACTATTTTGCTTCCTGGAACTATTGCTTTTGCTGATTCTATTCTAACTAGTGGAAATTTGAACCATGGTCCCTTAGTGCAATATGCTCAAGCATATCTTGAGACAGTAGGTGAAACCCGTGCAGCTATTGGAAGTTTAAACAACATCGGGAATCTCCCGCGAGGTTCATTTGGTGCTCACGAACCGTTTGGTAGAGATTTTAAATTTGGAGCAACAGGCTTTTTCATTACAGTGGCGAGTATGGTTAATAGCTTCGCTCTCAAAGTAAAAACAATGATAACTACAGACATCGCACAAACCTGGGGAGAACTCGGCGCATTTATGTATTTTATTGATAAGTCTTCTTCAAATGCAAAACTAAGATTTGCACTTTTTAAATATGCAACAGTACTTCAACGAATGGTTATTCTTAAAGAACAAGAAGCGCTAGCAGAATTATTGGGTACCAATGAAGAAGTTGCTGCAGAACTCGAAAAGCAAGCAATTATGGCCAAAGTTCAAAATCCATATGTTCAATCTGCTGCATTACAAGCCAAGCTAGATTCTCTAATGGCAGAAGAGACTACAGCTGAAGAAACAAGCGCTCTCGATACAGATGCTAGTTCTCTAGAAACATCTGCAGATGCCCTCGCCGTGCTTATTGAGCTTGGAGAAATACTCATAGAACTCGGCCTTGGTAGTGAATCTCCGGGTAGATCATCTTCCGGGATATCATCTAGAGCTACTTCACCTAGCAAAACAAGTGCCAAAGGCTCCAGGGGCAAGGGGAAAAGATCACAAGAAGAATGGGCTCAAAATGATGCTCACGTTATAAAGTCCCTCCAACTCATTGAGGCAATAAGCGATGCAGAATCTTCATTCAATCGATCTGTTCTTCAGGTTTTTGGTGTGGGAGAGAGAATAAAACGATTAGGTAAATCCTATCGAAAGGGTGGTAATTATTTAAAAGATTGGAAAAACCCTCTGGCGACCCAGCAGAGAAATCTACAGAACCTCCAGCAGGCCCAACGTAACACAGCAGCCCGCGCGCTCCAAGCTAACCGACAAACCGACGCCCTGGCCGCTGCAGGAAAAAAAGCTTTTAGGAAGTCCGGGCTGGGAAGAGGATTCAATAAGCACATCGATGCTCAGCGCCAGGCAAACCAAGGCCTTCAACGTCAAGCGGCAATGCAGGCCCGGGCCCTTCAAGGAAAAGAGGCTCAGATGCAGGCAGCCATGGCAGCAGCTAAAAGAAATGCTATTCTAAAAATAGATGATTATTTCGAGTCTAATCAAGAATCTGGGACAAGAACTTCAATATTCAATGGAATTAGTGAAGAAGTTTATGATATGATAATGTTTGATGCTGTTATTACTTTGATTTCGTATATAGTAGATTTTAAAGTGACAGAATCAGAAACGACCTCAGGTAACGCGCGTGTAGCATCAGAGACCACCGCAAAATTTGCTATCAATGCTACACGAGCTAGGGCGGGATATTATGCCCTCCAAAAATCATATGGTTACAATAGACAGGCTGATGAATATGAAGAAACGATCGAGGATGTAGAGTTAGAGACATATACAGATATCTTGACAGGATTATTTGATATAAAAGAGTCATTGGCAGGAGAAAGTAACTTTCTCAAGAGAGGATGGACCCTCCTCGATGCGATAGGCGATATGCTTGTTCAAAGAGCCATGATTACACATTCATTCTTTGACGTAGCGTCAGAAGTAATTCCTCACCAAACACTTATGAAACGTTTACTGAGTGATGCTTCTGGTGACGGAGCCTTAGTTCTTGCTAGCTTGACTAAAGAACAGTTAGCATTGAAGCACTATTCTGTCGAAAACTTCGGCGAGTTACCCAAAGATTCAGGAAAGTGTCCTTTCCCAAGCTATAAGATGATATCTGGTCAGGAGTTACTATTACTTGATGCTGTTATTAAGTCTAAGTCTTTTAGGTCTGGGACAGCTTCAAATTTAAATGTGATAGCAGTCGGCTTACCTACCGGACTCATGCAACATTTAAGTCTCGAGACTTTTGCTGACTCTTCAGTATCGAATCGTTACGACCCATATGATAAGAATAAAATAGTAAAGATAAAGGTGTACAAGCGCGACATACAATTTGATGATATAGTATTCAAACCAATCACATTTTACTTCGATCCAAGCAGATATTTTTCTCCCGTTGATTCTTTCTCAGATATCTTGCCGGGTGACAAGTTAAGTGTCATAACAAAAAAGCTAAAGTTTATAGGTTACACTCCAGCCGGGAGGGAAGAACCGGACGGTTTACTGTATTCAGACTTATTAGCAACTGAAGACTTTCAAGTTCTAACTAGCGCACTCAAAGCTAAAGCAGTAACAAACATGATAAATAGCGAGGCTTTGAAAACGTATATTAAAATTATCACAGGGATAGATTTAAATGAGCAAGCTTTCCCGCTCAATCCCAACGGTACCTTGTTCTTCAGCGATGAAGCAACAACAGGTGCTAACTTAGTGACAAACATCTTTATTGAGCAGGAAGAGATAGATACAGAAGAGGGCATCTTAAAAGAGCAAGCGAGATTAGCACAATTAGCGCATTTTGGAAAGTCAACAATCTTTCAAGGTGGCACACTCCGCGCAGAAGCTATGAGCCCAGTTCTTTTTGAGAGGATCTACTGTTTACCTGTTGATCCTGATGACTTTGTGATCAATTATCAAAAGACATTTTCAACAACAGCAGGAAAGAATGCTTTTAACTCTGCGCTTCGAATGAAAAAAATCCAAAGAATACGAGGCCCATCAAAAATAGTAAAAGGGAGCACCAGCGTAACATATAAGTATAAGATGACCCCGCGCAGAAAGAATGAGGGTTCAGTTAGCGTTTTTGAATATTTTGTCAGTGTTGAAGTGTTAAAGAGCAAACTTAGCGATAGAAGCACTGATGCAGCGGCAAAAATGATTGCAGAGTCTACTCCGCCCGAATCTTATGCTTATAATCCAGAGGATTGATATAAATGCCAAAAATGACATACCCATCATCTTTAATTTCCTTTGTAGATGTTCCAGAAATTGAAGAGATAAACGCAAAATTTTTCTATAATTTTTTTGTACCTGATGAATCAGTAAATGCTAAAGTTGACCCACGAGCCCTCAAAGTTCTAGCGAGATCAGGCCTGGGTACGTCTTTTAAGGGGATGGACAATGCTGTCTTAGAAGAACTAACAAGACGAGCACCCAGATTCGTTAAGATAACCTGGCGACCGTTTAAGACAAAATTTGTCCAGACACCTCAAAAAATTAGAGGGATGAGCATTAAAAGAAATATGGGTTTTATTCAAGAAGAAGCCACAGTCTCCAACGGTCGATTCACAGGCCTGTCTGTTCAGGACACCGGTGCTGATCAGAAGCTAGCCGCATTTTTAGCGCTCTCGGCCGACATGTCCGAAACAACAAATACTACAGAAGACTCTTCGAATAATGATTTAGCCAAAGCTGTGAACGACAGGACTTCTGCTAATGTTTCTCCAGAATTTTTAGCCAATGCAATGAATAGTCAGACAGCTGAATCAGACTATATCGATGAAGAAACTAAATCAGTAAGCGACGGATTAAAAGCCTTTACAGCAAAAGACATAGTAGTGAATATGCAGCTAAACAATAAATTCATTGGAAAATTAATTCAGTCTGCTGCAAACGATTCGGCAGGAATTTACTCTGATGAAATGTCAGATTTGCTCGATGTTGCCAAGAACATCCAGGGCAAAACGATTGGATTGTCAAAACCATCTGCCATGACAGAGGATGAATATGAGATCACAGTTGAACCTTCTAGAGTAAGATTATTTGATGTGGACGTCGAAGCTGACACATATGCTAAAGTTGAAGGGTTTATTATTGATAAGTTTGAAAGAAACGACGATGGATCACTGACCAAGTTAAAGGAGATAGTAATAGAAAACGAGGCCGCAACAACTTATCTCGACACAGAGGTAAAGTATGGTACGATATACATGTACCAGATACGTGCAATAGCTCAGATAGAGTTCCAATCTTTTTCAGATGATTATGAAGATATTGTGTCTATTACAACATTTGCTTCATCTAAACCAAGTAGAAAAGCGCCCGTTATTTGTGAAGAAAAAATTCCGCCGACATCACCTGCAGACTTTAAGCCTGTTTGGGACTTCACTAGCAACAAGTTGTATTTGATGTGGAATTTCCCTGTAAATCCACAGCGTGATATAAAAAGATTTCAAGTTTTTAGACGAAAAGAAATAACTGATCCTTACGAATTGATTGTAATGTTAGATTTTGACGATAGTGAAGTTTTGAGTCTACCTAGAGAAACTGTAGATCCTGAGCGGATTATGTTTTCAAAGCAACCAACATGTGCTTTTTGTGATGAAGATTTTACGATGGATTCTGTGTTCATATACACGCTTTGTTCACTTGATGCCAGAAATTATACGTCAAATTACGGTTCCCAAATCAAAGTATGGTTTAATAAACAGAAAAATAGATTAGAATCAAAATTGGTTTCTATTGCGGGCGCGCCAAAGTCATATCCAAACCTTTATTTGAATGAGGACTTATTTGTAGATACAATTAGAGATTCTAGTCATTCTAGAGTGCATATATATTTTGATCCGGAATACTTAGAAGTAGCCGGGGTTGAAGGTGATGATCTGGAGCTGCTTCAGACAACACGTAGGGGAAAAGGCGGAAAATATCAATTTCAAATGATAAATTTAGATCACCAGAAAGAGCAAAAAATTGCTATTTCGATAGATGATATGAGGCCTGTCGGCCGAGATGATGAGCTTTCAGAGCTAGAGAAGATTAGAAGAAATCTTAATAGAAGAAGAAGAGCATCGCAATTAAATGCAGCAAAACGTCGGAAAAAGTAAGGTAGCACAGTTTTTTGTTAAGTAATAATAATTTAAGTTTTACTGGTTTTTTAAGGGAAATGTATAATTAAATCTAGAGGAGAGTTAGAATATGGGATTTCTTGATCATAGCACAAACAACATTATTCTGGACGCAGTGTTGACTGACACTGGCAGAAAGTTTCTTTCGAGAAATGATGGTTCATTTTCAATCACTAAGTTTGCATTAGCAGATGATGAGGTTGATTACGGAGTTATTAAACAGTATGGGAGGACAGTTGGTAAAGAAAAGGTTGAAAAGAACACGCCCGTCTTTGAAGCTTTAACAAATGGAAATCAAGCTTTAAAATATAGACTGGTAAGCTTGTCAAACCCAAATATTATCAGGCTCCCAGGCCTCACGTTAAGCGGCGAGGGCGTGAGCGGCAACGTCATCACGATGGGAAGAAACTCTAATACAACTAGAACAATCACAATCGCGCAAACGATTGAGAATGAAGATTCAATCGATATTGAGCTTCGAAATCAAGCTTTTATTGTCACATTAAGCAATTTATTCTTGCAGGCGCAAGGACAATCACCTGATAACATCGACTTCAATAATATGGCGACATATCTTCTCATTAGAGATGAATCAGTTACATCAATCGGTGGTTCAAAACTGACCTTAACGCTAGAAGTAAAATCCTTGACAGATAATCATTTTACAATTTATGGAGGATCTAGCTCAAAGATCAGTACGTTTGTTAAAGTCGAAGGTGTCCAAGATGGCGCCGTCTATGATTTTGAAGTACAGATAAGTAGTTAGAATAGGAAATTTCAATGGCAACATTTAAAGAATTAACAGCAGCAGATATAAAAACATCTAGATCATTTCTAAATCAGCTTGTTGACGTGATCGCAGAAGATGTGTCTGGATCAACAACAAGAAGAAAATATCAGGTCTTTGTAACTGGTGGCGTCGGCCCCGGTATTACGTCTTCATTATTTCAAACTGTCTATGATCAGGACTTTTCTTTACAGACAGCAAATCCAGTATTCGATATGACTGTAGGTCTTTATCATACAGGATCAACTGTTAATAGCGCGTCTTCAGGTGAAGACTCCTTTGGAAAGAAACTATTTCCATCTCAAACAGTAATGATGAGAGAGAAGATAAATATTTATAAGCAGTATGCACAACTTCTTTTAGGAGATGCTACTTCACAATTTGTAGCACCTTTTGGATCTTCTGATACCTCTAACGGAATGGATACAGCAATGTTTATGTCATTTAAACGTCTGTTCTCTAGAGATGCTATCAAGCGTGAAACATTTGCGATGAAGTTTTTCCAGAGTGCTTCTGCAGCAAATGATGGAGTAACAACACCGTTCAATCTAGCAGTGACATCAGAATCTGGGTCAGCAATCTTTACAGATCTTGGATCTTCGACTAATAAGCTGGTTACAATTGGTGGAAACGTTGGTGATGTTGTAGATGCTTCAAATACAGCCCGAGGCGTTGGTTTGATGTTTTATGACAGGGGAATAGCTGTCTTTGACATGAATAAAATGACATCAGGTTCCCAGTCGGTCTCAGGAACTATTGACTGCATGAATGATAATACAACTTATGTAGCAGCAGGTAAGACAATCATTGGCCACCATTCGGAGCAAGCCAACGCTGCATTCATACCTGATTTTGTCGCTTCAGCCTCTATTGATAATATATGTGATCACTTATGTTCAACAAGATTTGGTAGTGGATCAAACACATCTATCACGTTCCAGAATATTACAAATATCAATAGTACTCTAATTTTCTGCAGAGCTTCAGCAGATGAGTTTAACTACTCTTCAAATCCCACATTTGTTGATTCAGACAACGCAGTTGTTGTGATCGATGAGGGTCAAGAGGAGACTCAGCGAACTTTCTCTTTCGTGACAACAGTCGGTTTATACGATGCAAATGATAATCTTCTTGCAGCTGCAAAGCTTTCTAGACCTGTTGAAAAGAATGATGAAAAGGATGTAACATTCAGAGTTCGCTTAGATTTCTAAACCTTGCGTAAGGCGTGAAACATGGCGATTATTAAATTAGGCCCTGACAATTTTGAATTATTTACTCTTGCGACGCATCCGGTAAGAACTTACACTTCGTCGTCAGCAGGAGTGACAGGCTCTGTTTATGTCTACGCCAGACGATCTAATTACGAAAAAGATGCGCAATCTTTAGCTGCATTCGATGATACAAAATTACAGGATAACAGCCTCGAAGCGTTGCGATTGGCCAGTATCAATGCTGCTAAGAGCCCAACAAGAGCAACTGCTAACATAGTCTTTACAGGAGTTCCGCAAGACGGTGATATAATAACAATTCAGGCGCTCGATGGAACATCAAAATCATTTGAATTTGATAAGAACAGCAGCCAGTTTTCAGGATCAAGCGCAAGTCAAGTTGATATTTCAAGCGTGACAACAGCAGCTAATTCTGCAGACGCATTTAACACTGCAATTAAAGATATCGGCTCTTCTTTTGGAATAAAATCCAAGATAGACTCTTCGACAACTGTTGTATTGACACAAAAAACTGGAGGCAGTACTGGAAATACAACAATCACATCAGCATATCAGCTCACAACCTCAGGAAGTGTAACCAACATGACGGTACCATCTGTCTTTGTGGGTGGCTCTGATGCAGGTGATCTTAAAAATCCGTTAGAGTTGTATATTTCTGGAGCTCATGCAGAGCCTGTGTCAAGTAGAAAAAAGAAAGCGATGGAGCTTTACAGATTCGAGCCTTCTTTTAAATACACAAAAGACACGGGAAGAAAAAATGTTATCAAGAACATCGTGATGCCCTATCACAGAGTTTCAAACCCGTGGTCACATTACGCTTTTACCAATTATCATTCGTTGAATTTCTTCACCGCATCGCACATTCCATCAAACTCAGCGCTAATTTACGACAACTATTTTCCTAGCAATGAAAAGTTTGGCCCATACACACCTTCTAAGGGTTTTACACTTGATTTTTATGTAAACCCTAGAAGGACGTTGCTTAAACGAACAGATGAGTACAAAGCTGGTTGCATTATGCACTTATCTTCTACTTTTGCAGTTTCATTGGTAACCGGATCGAGAAAGGATGAGTATGGTTTTCCCTCCGCGTTTAGAATACTTTTGCAATTATCTCATAGCGCTGATCGACCGCCGTCAAAAATCAATCTTTCAACAGCAAATAATAAAAGATCTTATCCTCAAGATCTAATCTTTCTTTCAAAAGATAATGTTCTTAAAAAGAATCATTGGCATCATGTTGCTATTCGATGGGGGAGTTCTGACTTCAATGCAGGCACAGGGTCCATTGTTATCGACGGCACCGATCGCGGATATTTTGTTGTGCCTTCAAGTAGCATAGCGCCCATTAATAAAACAGGAACAATGCAAGCTAGCGCAAGCTTCACTTTCGGAGGTCTTATACCAGATCAGACTGTTGTAGCACTAACAGGAACATCAGGTGGTGTCAGGTTGTTTGAATTCGACTCTTCAGCCGCACCAGCACTGATACATGGTATATCTGGTTCGAGACTCCGTCGTATTCCAATATACGGTCTCACAACTGGTGCCGAGATTGCATCAAGATTCTCAAATAGAGTTTTAAGGTCAGGATTAAATCTAAGCTGTTCTGTAGCGTCTAATGTTGTGACGATCAAACACAAGACTGGGGGAACATCTGGCAATACACTAATAATAACAGGCTCGGGACACTCTCTGAGTACACAAGCCAGCTACTCAGCCGGTGTCATAACTAATTTAACAGCTTCGATCTTTTCAGGTTCGGGAGCTACTGCTCAAATGTATTTTGATGGAGGCAAAGCTGCAACAACAGCCAGCATAGCAGACCCTCAATGTCTTTTCATTGGAAATTATTTTGAAGGAAAGAATAATATGACTTCTGGGTCAAATATGATCCAGTTCTTTAACCCTAATGCAAATACAAATGAAGGGGTTAGAAGCATTGCATCTGAAAATAATGATCCTGTGAATTTTTCCTTACGTCATCCTTTGAATGCAGAAATTCATAATATAAAGATTTATAATGAGTATCGAGGCATGCAACAGATTTTAACATCTTCAATGCAAGGCCCTGAAAATTTTAAAAATCTATTATTTTATGTTCCAGTTTTCTTTGTAAAAGAATCGCCAAAGAGAAAGTTTCTCTTGACACCATTTCAAACAGACCGCTCGTCAACAGATGATCCATTCAATGTTTCGCTCTCGTTCGGTGTAGGCGGTCATTTATTAAATACAGAAAATTACTGTAGAGAATTTGTTCAAAAGTCATATCCAAGATTTTTTAATTTGACCGCGTCAGTGGTCGAAGGAGGCGCACAGGTTGAGCTGACAATGAATGATTATCTATACGCAACAGGCTCTGTAAGGGCTAGAAATTTATTGGTCCTTCCTTGTGATAACGGATTATTTTATCCAAACTTTGACTTGTTAAAATCTGGAACTTACACAGAGCGTCCGAAATCAACACACGATATGGGCAAGTTTGTAAATGACTTGGGTGATTTGAATCTATCTTTTGTATCACTAAACGAGTTGATTTTAACATCTTCGTTAATTAATTCGCTAACAAAAGAGTCTGGTTCAATAGAAACACAAGTCATTGGTTCGACAGATAATCTGGGCCAATCGCCAGGCGTAGTTTTAACAATCTTTCAGCGAACTAGAGATAATTCTTCTAATGAAGTTGTCTTCTTTGATATGTCAAACTTATTTTACGGCAAACGAATCAAGCCTGGCTCTTTAAGAATGGAAGATCCTGGGTTAACAGGCTCTGTTGATCCAACTGCTACAGGCACTAAGGCTACTTCAGGTCGGGTTCCTATGCTGCTACGAGACAATGGTTTTGGGAACATTTATAGAGCAGATGCTCTGACCAAACATGCAACCTGGAGCTCAGTAGGGAATGTATACTATGATGAGGGTGTAATTATTGTCAAGTCACCGAACATCCCGCTCTATGGAAAAGATAGACATACGATCGATTTTAAGGGAGAACACGACGTACATGTAATGAAGATAATGGTTCATTCCCCCGCCGGCCAAATTAATTCGTCGTCAAATATTTCATATACAGATCTTTCAGCATCTTTCATGCGCAACGATCCGTCTAGTAAGTTTGTCTATATTACGGGAATCAATTTCCACGATGATAATCTTAATATCATTGCCAAGACAACTTTTGCACAACCTGTTGTAAAACGTGAAGATGATGAGTATTTGTTTAAAACCAAGATAGATTTTTAGGAAACTTTTGATACTAGGTCTAGACATATCTACGAGCTGTACAGGATACTCTCTCTTTGATTCTGTGGGTAACCTGATCGATATAGGTTATGTTAGGTTAGATCCCAAGACGAATGTCTTCAGCAGGGTCACAGACGTCTCTAACAGTATATCTGAAGTCATAGTGGGAAAAGAGCTAGATATAATTTTTATTGAGGAAAACCTTCAAGCCTTTCGCCCCGGACTGAGCTCGGCCAAAACGCTGTTGACACTTGCCAGATTTAATGGAATGGTGTCTTATCAAATGTATGTTTTAACTGGAAAAGTTCCAACATATATTAATGTTAATGCCGCGCGAAAAGCATTGGGAATAAAGCTAGATAGGAAATCAGAAGTCACGACAAAAGATCAAATTCATAGCTGGGTAGATAATGATCCCAGTTTCACTAATACATCTATCACTTGGCCGTATAAGATATTAAAGTCAGGTCCTAGAAAGGGCTTAGAAATTTTAGATCCAGTAGCGTATGACATGGCTGACGCATATGTGATAGCAAAAGCTGGAATTCAATTAGCGATCAAATAAAAATTTGTATTCAGCAAAAGAAAAAATAGACTTTATTCAAAAAGTCTTCGGACCTTGTATCGTATCAAGTGATGGTGTGAATGTAGCTGTTCAGTGCCCAAACTGTGACTCTAATAATCAAACGAAAAAGAAGTTGTCAATTCGATTAGATACAGATGTCTGTCATTGTTGGGTTTGTGGTCTAAAATCACGATCATTAGCGCCAATTATTAGAAAGTTTTATTCACGATCTAATTTAGAAGAGTATTATCATCGCTTTAAAGAACGTGTAGTATCATCGTTTGAGCCAGATGAAACTCAAGAGATAAAAGTAAGCATACCGATGGGATTTAAACTCTTAGCACCATCCCGGACAGTGATAGATCCCGACTTCAGATCTGTTCTAAGATACTTAAAAAAGCGAGGCCTAAACCAGCGAGCTTTGTGGTATCATCGTTTAGGAACGTGCACTTCAGGACGTTTTCGAAGAAGGGTTATAATTCCCTCTTTTGACTTTGAAGGCAGGTTAAATTACTATGTCGGAAGATCTATTGACAATGAAGAAAATCGTCGCTATATTAATGCCCAAGTCCCTAAGGTTGATATTATTTTTAATGAATTAAACATTCGCTGGGATCAGGAACTAACAATTGTAGAAGGACCATTTGATTTAATGAAGTGCAATGATAATGCGACCTGCCTGTTGGGTTCTGGGCTATCTAATGAGTCAAAACTTTTTAATAGAATTATTACTCATCAGACACCGGTTCTCCTTGGTCTTGATCCTGATATGAAAGACAAGATACAGAAAATTTCTAAGAAGCTATCTGAATTTAATGTTTCCGTAAGAATCCTTGATGTCGGAGAAAAAGATGATGTTGGAGAAATGACACGTCAAGAGTTTGAAAATGCTAGAATTAATGCTCAGCTGTGGTCACAAGATGACATGATCTTTCATATGATTGATTCGATTGGATCCAGCTCAATGAAATTATAATGAAAAAACTATCTTTAAACATAAAATGGCTAAAATCACTAAACGATCTATACGAATCGTATACGAAAGATGAGATACTAATTCAGCGAATTAAGTCTGGTCAAAAAGTTTTCATAGAAAAACAGGGGCCATCTGCCAAGATTTTATCTGCTAGTGGTTTTAATCTATCTAGTCGGTTTGCATCAGTTTGCAAGGAGTTAAGCGCATTAAATGATGATTTTGTATTGATTGGTGTCTATAATACCTCTCTTTTTATTCATGACATAATCAGCTTAAATGGAACGAACTTAGCCATAGAAGACTTTGAAAAGCGATATGATAAATTATTAACAGTGCAGAGAGGCAATGTTTTTGAAGTAACAAAAGTTCATAAATGTACATCTCTTAGAAATTTATGGAATTTTAATGACGATGATCAGGGTGTGATGCTCAAAGTAAAGACAGCACATTTGGAAGGCGGCGAGAATAATATCTGGTATTATTATCCTAGATATCAAGATCTAAGGCAAGTTGTGATCGGTAACTTTTATCTTGGAAATCGTATCGGGAATGAAAGAGAAGTCATTTTTAAATGCTATCAATATAGACATGGAAAGTCAGTCTTCGTAGGTAAGCTACGGGTTGATAATCCTGCTATACAAAAAAAGTTGATAAACCTTACTCAAAGAAAAAAGAGGGCTGTGGCTCTTGTACACGTTCGATTTGATACAAGAAATAAGCACAAGTTCGCTAAGCTTTATTTTCATTCATTGATTTTTGATGAAAAGTTTAAAGATGTTATTGTTGACGACGAGCGTTATTTCAAACCATTGATTATTGTCAATATGCGTGCTCAAAAGAAGAGTGTTATCATTACAAAGACGCTATGTAAAAATTTGAACATGGTTTCGGGCGTGATGTAAGATATGATCGGTGTTTTATGAAAATTGTCCATTTATCTGATATCCATTTTAGGGGATTATCTAGACACGATGAGTACGTAAGATCTTTTAAAGAGTTTTTTAAAATAGTAAAGCCTTTAAAACCTGACGTAATTTATGTGGGTGGAGATATTGTTCACTCAAAAACTCAAGGTATAAGCCCAGAACTAATTGATATTTTAAGTTGGTGGTTTACTAGTCTTGCTGATATAGCTCCCACTCACATTATTCTGGGCAATCACGACGGCCTGATTTTAAACAGAGATCGACAAGATGCAATATCACCGATAATCAAAGCCCTGAATAACCCTAGATTATTCCTGTACAAGAAGTCTGGAACATATCCAACTGGTTTTCCAGGATTCAACTGGTGCGTTTTTTCTTGTTTTGATGAAGAACGTTGGGATTGTGTAGCACCTTTAAGCGGTGAGATCAATCTTGCACTTTTCCACGGTGGTGTACTAGGATCAAAGACTGATATTAATTGGAATATTGAAGGAGAAGTTAAAGTTGATTTTTTCGATGGCTATGATTTTGGACTTCTGGGTGACATTCATAAGCTCCAGTATCTAGACGAAGAAAAGAGAATAGCTTATCCAGGCTCTATTATTCAGCAGAATTATGGAGAAGACCCGGGCAAAGGATTTTTACTTTGGGACATTAAAAGTAAAGATAATTTTACTAGCACGTTTTATGAAGTCCCGCATGATATGCCGTTTGTGACTATCGAATGGAAAGGTAACGTACCAGACACGATGGTAGCAGCGAACAGTTATCCGAATCTATCTCGCTTCAGAGTAAAGTCAGAATCACAAATAAACCAAACTGATATCGTGCATCTTCATTCTGAGTTAAAACACATAAAAGAAGCATCAGAAATAGTGTACAAGTATGATGTCGATTTCGGAGAAACCTTCATTGAGGCAGGTGATAACTTATTTTCAACAAAAGACCTGCGATCAGAAAGAACACTGCAAACTCTTTTTAAAGACTATTATAAAGATGCTGTATTAGATGATGATGAATGGGAGTCACTCGAAGGGATGTTATCCAAACACTTTCAGAGTATTGCAGTAGTCGGTGATGCAGTTAGAAATACAAAATGGTCAATTAAAACATTAGAATTTGATAATACTTTTGCTTACGGAAAAGGAAACTATATTAATTTTGATTCTTTGCCTGGGATCACTGGAATTTTTGGAAGAAATCGCTCTGGAAAGTCTTCTATTGTCGGAACACTAATGTATACGCTTTTTAATACTACTGATCGCGGCCCCATTAAGAATGTTCACATAATCAATAGTAGGAAAGGTCACTGTAAGTCAACAATCTGTCTTGGAATCAATGGTAAATCGTTCAAGATCGAAAGACAATCTGTCAAACACCAAAATAGAAAAGGTGACGTTAATGCGACAACTCACTTAAATTTCTATCGTTCAGGCCCAGACGGTGAAATGATTCAGGACTTGACAGAAGAGCAACGACGTGAAACTGAAAAAGTAGTAAGAAAGCATTTGGGCACATCAGATGATTTTCTAATGACATCAGTGGCTTCACAAGGCCAGATGAACACCTTCATCAGGGAACGGGCCACATCTAGAAAAATGATTTTGACAAAATTTTTAGACTTGGGGGTCTTTGAAAAAATGTTAGAGTCAGCAAAAGATGAATGTAAAGAACTCCAGGGACAGCTTAAAAATGTCCCAGATAGAGATTGGGATGTCGCGATTTATGAATCTAAGAGTGCACTCGACACCAATCGACAAGACATACAAATAATTGAAGATTCTTTGAGTAGAAAAAGAACAGTGCTTCATGAGATGCGATTGGAATTATCTAAATTCGACAATGGCGATGTCGTAACACATCATGACGTAGACATGCAGAAAACTTCAATTCAGAGCTTAGAAAAGAAAAAGTTTGATAATGCTAATCTGCTACTTGATTTAAAAGAAAAGATAAAATCAAATAAAGAAAAAATTAAAAAGATAACAGATTTTAAAGAAGAATTTCCCATTGAATCATTAACTGAAAGTCTCGAGGAACAAAGAAGTATTAAAACGAATGTGTTGCAAGTGAAAGCAACATGTGAGAAAGAAAAAATTAATCTTGAAAATCAGCTTAGATCTATTGCACATCTATCTGAAGTCCCATGTGGTGACAAATTTCCTACATGCAAATTTATCAAAGACTCGTATAACAATCAGAGTCTACTTGAAGGTCAGTACCGTATAATAGAAAGTTTAGAAGAGCAAATTGTAACTTTTGAAAAGTTATTGACAAGATTGAAAAAAGATAAGTTAGAAGAAAAAATCAAAAAGTATAATTTGATCTTAAATCAAGAAATGAGCTTACAATCTATACACAATCACTTAAATTTTGAAATAAAAAAAATGAAAGATGATAGAGTATCAATAGCTCAAAAGATTAAAGAAGGAAAAGTGCTGTTAGAAGAGCTTAAAACGAATGTAGTAGATGCTGATATTGACACAAAGATCTTGCTTTTAAAATCTCAGATACAAACAATTACAGATGAGATCAGCCAGACAGATGCCAAAAGAATATCTCTGGCCGAGTCAGCTGGGAAGCTAGAAAGTAAACTAACGAATCTTAGAGGTGAGAAATTAAAGTTTAAGGCTCTTAAAGATGAGCTAAAACTATATGACTTGTTTATTAACGCTGTATCTAAAAAAGGAATACCGCTTCAAATCATTTTATCTCAATTACCAGCAATCAATGTAGAGATATCAAAAATCTTGCAGGGTGTTGTAGGTTTTACAGTCGATCTTGAAGCAGATCCTAATTCAAATCAAATGGACATTTATATTAATTACGGTGATTCAAAGCGAGTTATTGAATTAGCCTCCGGGATGGAAAAGATGATGGCATCATTAGCTATTCGTGTAGCATTAATTAATGTCTCATCGCTACCTAAGACCGATCTTCTGGTAATCGACGAAGGATTCGGAGCGTTAGATGAAATGAATGTCGAATCATGCAATCGATTGTTAATATCACTTAAGCGTTGGTTTCGAAATATCTTAGTTATTTCTCATGTCGATGCTGTGAAAGACGTTGTTGACAATGTTATTGATATAACTCACAAAGGAAAGAATGCAAAGGTTTATGTCGAGTAATCTTTGTATTAAAATCAATTATGACATGGAAAAAATTAGACAATGATAGAAAGCACCGAATCCTAAGTTCAGGTTTGACAATAATCATACCCACGAAGAATGATGAAGTGATTCCAATAAGTTGTCCCGTATGCAATGTATTCTTTTCTTCAAACCTGGATATGCGTGCCTATCAGAACAGTCAATGCTGTTGTTATTGTGAGACAAAGTATGCCTATACAGATCGGGACAACTGGCTCGATGGCCATCGACCGCCAAGACAAGATATCATAAAAGATCTCAAGGAAAGAAAGTTATTGAAGATTGAGATTATATTTTAACTGCAGGTCAATAATTAATACAACGGGAGTAAACAACTAATGTTAACAATACAAGAGACCCATGTCTTAGGGCAAATTTTAAATACGACGTTTGGAAAGTCTTCAACTGTATCCGCAGTAGGCTCAATAAAATGCCATCTTTATGGAGTTGAGCCAACCAAGATGTGTGTTGATTATACTTCAGTTGTTACGTTTGCAAGTGAAGCTAGCATGAGAGAACAGAAAAAAGTTTTTGAAAATGAGTCAACACAAGCAACTAATGACAAAATGAAAGCAATAAAGAAAGAGTTTAAAGATACAGCTAGTCGCAGCTTAAAAGCCAAGCTTGTTAATACCGAAGATAGCATTGAGATAATAAATGTATCTTCGCATTCTCCAAGAAAGACAGCTTATTATAGACGAAAAACTTTATTTGAAATCGAATAAGATTATGCCTCCACAAAAGCGACCAAGTAAAAAGCATCAAGTGAAGGAAATAGTACGGTGCGGTAAAGATCCAAAGTATTTTTTTAACAAGTACGTCATGATCCAGCATCCCACAAAGGGCCTAATACCATTTCACACTTATGATTTTCAAGATAGGTGCATTACAGATTTTATCGATAATAGATTTAATGTTGTTGTCAAAGCGAGGCAGCTAGGGCTCTCAACACTTACAGCATCATACGCATCTTGGTTAGCTTTATTCCATAAAGATAAAAATATTTTAATTATTGCAACTAAGCTTGCAGTAGCTCAAAACTTCATTAAAAAAGTTAAAGTTTTAATAAAGGGTCTGCCCAAGTGGCTTATTTTACCTGAAATAGTAGCTGATAATAAACAATCAATAGAGTTTAGCCATGGATCGTCTATTAAGGCAATCCCAACATCTGACGATGCCGGCCGATCAGAAGCATTAACGTTATTAATCGTGGATGAGGCCGCATTTGTTAGAAATTTTGATGAGCTTTGGATGGGACTGTACTCAACGTTGTCGACAGGCGGTCGCGCAATTATTCTATCCACACCAAATGGTGTAGGAGGACTGTATCACAAACTTTATACAGACGCGCTAGAAAATATCAATGATTTTAATGCAATAACACTACCGTGGGATGTGCACCCAGAGCGTGACCAGGCATGGCTTGATAAAGAAACAAGTAATATGAACCCACGTCAGATAGCTCAAGAGCTTAACTGTGATTTTACTTCTTCTGGCGATACATTTCTAACATCTCATGATATTGAATGGGTATCAAATATGATAAAACCACCAGCTTTTCGTGAGGGCCCCCAAAGAAATGTTTGGGTGTGGAAGCGCCCTCTGAGTGAGCATCAGTACATCGTGTCTGCAGATATTGCTAGAGGTGATGCACGAGATTTTTCTGCTTTTCATATTATTGATACAGAAGCCTCTGAGATAGTTGCTGAGTATAAAGGAAAAATTCCACCAGATCGATTCGCTCAAGTATTGTATGACTGGGGTACACAATACAATAACGCATTATTGATTCCAGAAAATAATTCATTTGGCTATGCAACAATTCTTAAGCTAAAAGAGTTAAAGTATCCCAAACTTTACTATAGAAATCGAAAGTCAGTTTATATTGGCACGTATACACCTAATTATGATACTGATAAAGCAGGTTTCGACACTCAGCGAAAATCTAGAAATCAAATATTAACAAAACTAGAAGAGATTTTGAGGAATAAAGAAATAAAAATATACTCCAGTCGACTTTACGATGAATTGAAAACTTTTGTTTGGAAACACAGCAAGCCACAAGCAATGAAAGGTTACAATGATGATTTGATTATGAGCTTAGCAATAGGTGTGTGGTTGTATGATACGTCACCCGATTATAGTAAAGACGCCGCGGACTTAAACAAGGCGATGCTTCAAGGTATGAAATTTACTAGAAATCAATATCGAGATAGAAATGTAGGAGGTCACATGACTGATAGAATGAATCCATTTATGCCGATTTCTATGAATCACAGTGACGTCGACAAGGATGCTGACAAGTCGGTCGGAAATAAGTTACCAGCAAATTTTGACTGGTTGTGGAAGTAATTTAAATGGCAGACAGTAACAAGAATCTATTTAAACGGTTAACAAACCTGTTTAGGTCTGGGCCTGCAGTTAAACGTAACGTTTCAAAGTATAAGTCACTATCAAAAGACACGCCTTTCGATACATTTAGAAAAACACAAGCTGGCGCGTATTCTCATGCAATGAGCGCTTATGGGTCATATGATAGGGCTTCACGGTATGCAGACTTTTCAGAAATGGAGTATATGCCCGAGATAGCATCAGCATTAGACATATACTCTGAAGAGTCTACATCACCTGATGAGGGCGGAAGAGTTCTCCACATATACTCAGAAAACCCTCAGATTCATGATATACTCGAGGAGCTATTTTCTGATGTTTTGAATATTGATTTCAATCTTTCATCATGGGTCCGAACCCTTTGTAAGTATGGCGATTTCTTTTTGTTCAATGACGTTGACCCGGATACCGGTGTCATTAATGCCTATCCTATTCCTGTCAATGAGATGGAAAGAGAAGAGGGGTTTGATCCAGAAGATCCCATGGCAGTAAGATTCAGGTGGGTAACACAGGGTAATCAAATATTAGAAAATTGGCAGATATCACATTTTCGTCTTTTGGGGAATGATGCATTTCTCCCATACGGGTCTTCCGTTCTAGAGGCAGCTAGAAGAATATGGAGACAGTTGATATTGATCGAAGACGCAATGCTAGTGTACAGAGTTATTAGATCACCTGAACGTCGGGTTTTTTATATTGATGTTGGAAACGTACCGCCAGAAGAAGTTCCAAATTATATGGAGCAAGTTCAAACAACATTAAAGAGAAGTCAAGTAGTCGACAAGAAAACTGGCAGGGTGGACTTAAGATATAACCCTCTTTCTGTTGACGAGGACTATTTTCTTCCAGTAAGAGGTACAGAAACAGGGACAAAGATAGACACTTTGGCCGGCGGCACTAATCAAAATGATATCAATGATGTAGAGTACGTTCAAAAGAAACTATTTGCAGCTTTAAAAATACCAAAAGCATATCTTGGATATGAAGAAGCGCTATCTTCAAAAGCAACGCTTGCTCAAGAAGACATCAGATTTTCTAGATCTATTGCAAGAATTCAACGAACAATTATTGCAGAGCTCAATAAAATAGCCATTATAACACTTTATGTGAAAGGTTACGATGGTGATGATCTTATTGACTTTGAATTAAAACTTTCTAATCCGTCGACTATTGCCCAACAACAAAAATTAGAGTTAATTCGAACAAGATTTGAAATCGCAGGAACAATGCCAGAGGGAATTGTTGATAAACGGTGGGTCCGAAAAAATGTCCTCGGACTTACAGATGAACAAATTCTTGAAATTGAAGAAGGCAGAGAGCTTGATAAAAAACGGGAACTTGAAATTGAATCAATTCAAGCACCGGCAGCACCAGGCGCCGCGGGCGCCGAAGCCGCGGCTGAACCGGGTGGTGTCTTTGGAGCCCCCGGAGCCGATTTATTCGGTGGAGGCGGTGAAGAAGCAGGCGGTGAAGAAGCAGCTGCGGAAGAGCCCGCCGGAGAAGAGGGTGGAACGGAGGTGGCAGGTTACTCACCAAATACCTTACCACTACTAATAGCCGGTGATATTGACGAGCTTGATTTTAAAGAAGTAGACTCAGCAGATGAGCTAGATCTTCTAATTGACGAAGACGACGACGACGACGAAGACGAAGACGGAAATCCTGTGAAGGCTTCTTCAAGAGTAAAAAAGAAAGACTTGAAAAGAACACCAGCACACTTGCGTCCGCCCATATACGATTTAAGCCCAGACTCTCCAGATGGGCCATACGGCCATAAGGGCTCCCGCAGCCCTGGACGAGAACTGGCAAGAATAGGCAGCCTTTCCATGAAAGAGTCAGACATATTTTTTAATAGTTATTTTGACAAACAGATCAATCAAACTTCAAAGTTCAACAATGAGATGCGATCTATAATAAAAAACTTACGATCAAAGATAAGTAATAATGGATCCGAATTACTAAATGAATCCGACCCGGATAAATCAGATAGTGGAGACTAAGTTCTAAATGGCAAAGAAAACACACAACAAAAAAAGAAATGTAGGCGTAATATATGAAGTTTTAGTTCGATATATTGCTGAGTGCATAGTCGAAAAGCGTATTGATGAGCGAAGAATTGCATCAAGAATTTTAAAGAAGTACTACGCTAAGGGTACAGAAGTTTTTAAAGAACACAGGCTTTTCAAGTCACTTGTTGAAACAACTGTAAGCACAGAAACAGTAGCTGCGTCTATTTTATCTGAAGCAAAAAAGGCATCCAAAAGTTTTAATGAGAAAAAGTTAGATAAAGAAAAATCAAGTCTAATAAGAGAAATAAACTATCAGTTGGGATCAGATTCTATCTATAATATCAGGATTAATGATTACACTCTTTATGCTACAATTCAAACATGTTTGAATGAGTGGAAGAAACCTGTTTCTGACAACTTGGTGCTTTTAGCAGAATATGAAAATCATATTATGAATAGACTTATTGCTTCAAAAGATGCAACTAATCCTTATTTTGATAAAATGAAAGACGTTGATAACTTTGTTGTCAAACTCATGGCCGAAAAGTTTAATGAAAGATACAGCGGAGCACTTGATGAGTCGCAAAGAACATTATTACGATCTTATGTTTTTTCAAACGATCATAAAGACATCGCATTGAAAATGAATGAACTGAAAGAATTATCTTTGTCACAGCTAAATGAGTATGACACATCAAGTGAGTATGTTATGTTCAAGGTTAATGCAGTACGTCAGAAGATTGCTGAACAAGATTTTGATTCTGTAGATGATGGCACAGTTAAGAAAAGTTTGACGTTAATTCAATTGATGAAACAACTGGAGAGTGAAAATGTCTAAAAAATTCAATGTTCTAAATTCTTACTCAACGTTTGACTACACACCTGACATGATAACAGAATCCAGAGAAGATAATGATGGAAAGATAGTCTTAAAAGGGATTCTTCAAAAGTCAGAAACAGTCAATCAAAATGGGCGAATTTATCCTCGACCCATTCTAGAGAGAGAAATTAGAAACTATCAAAAGTTTATACAGGAAAGTAGAGCACTCGGAGAATGCGACCATCCAGATTCTTCTGTTGTTGAGCTCAAAAATGTCTCCCACATCATTCGTGAAGCACACATGGAAGGCGACACTGTGCACGGCACAGTTGAGCTGCTAGATACACCGTGCGGAAAAATACTACAAAGCCTCGTAGAATCAGGGGTAAAGTTGGGAATTTCATCTCGTGGTGTAGGCTCTACAAAACGCCAGGGCGAGTATCAAGTTGTGCAAGATGACTTTCAACTGATCTGCTGGGATTTTGTAAGTGAGCCCTCTACACCAGGTGCTTTTGTCATGAGAGAAGGAAAAGAATTAATTGAAGAATCAGAGTTAGATCGATTCTTTAACAACTCTGATAAAGTTGATAGAATATTTAACGATATATTGGACTGGGAGTAAGGGATCATGTCATTAAAACATCCATATTCAAACCCGAACTTTGTACCTGAGTATCAAATCTCTGGTGTACCGTACGCAACAGGATCAGGTGCGGGCGAAGTAACATCACAGGATACACCTATACGACTTAACTTTCCTGAAGTTACGAGATGGATAGTAGTTTATAATTCTGGATCTGGCGCCTTACGTGTAGGCTTTTCAAGCAATGGAGCAAGATCAGTCAATACTGCAAACTATTTTGTTGTAAAATCAGGTGCAACCACTCCTCGAATGGAAATAAGGTGCAAGTCGCTATTTTTTACAAAGGATTCAGCAACAGCAACAGACTTTAATATAATTGCTGGCTTAACAACAATACGCTCTGATTATTTTCCAATTCTTACTGGATCAACTTCTGGATCTATTGCTAGATCAATCTTGGGCGGTGTAGGTTAATAATGGCTAAAGTGACAAAAAGAGTTCTCAAGGGTATTGTTAAAGAATGTCTTGTTGAGATTTTAGCTGAAGGTATTTCTTCTCAAGAATTGGGAACAGCACTGACTGAATCCCGTGAGAATAAAAGGCTTGCAGGCGAATCTCGAAAAGTATCAAGCGCTAGGTCAAACTTGCACCCATCAACAGATAATATTTCTTTTTCAAGTGCTCTTGATGGCGTAACATCTGTGATGACAGATGATCCAGTCATGAGTGCAATTTTTGCTGATACTGCTAGAACAACCCTTCAAGAACAATATGGAGCTGAAGCAACTAATCCAAGGTCGGCAATGACCGGCATGGGAAGTCGCCATGGTGATACAGCTGCTCGAGCAGCAGCGGCCAGTCCAATTGAAGATTTATTTGAGGGCGCAGGAAATTGGGAAGCACTAGCATTTGCTGAAAAGAAGTCTCGTTAAATCTACACTTGATGAGAAGATTTTTCGTTTAAGTGATAATTAACTTTGACAACACTTTTTAAGTGATAATAAGTCAGGTCAATTTAAAGGAGCTAAACGAATGCCATCACACAATCAGAACACTGTTGATTACGTCCCTACAGAATTTGCTATGGGCGCTTCGAGTTCAACCAGTTTACAAACAGCTTTCCCTGGATCACCTATTCATGCAGGTGATTTATCTAGAGAAACAACACAAGCGCTTGGAGACGAGTTACTTCTGGGAGATATCGTAAATGATGGGGGGCATACATTTGGTGAACAGAATAGAGACTATGTCGATGCACCCAACTATAACGATGTAGAAACAGGTTCCGGTGGATTGCCAACAACGGCATTTACTCCAAATGTTGCTTCTCCAGGTGAAGGAAGCACTAATCCTGCTGATCAGCCTGACGGCCCAGAACCTGCGGACCCTGGATCAGAGTTTGGCTCAGGCGCTTCAGCTACGTCTCGTCAACCCAATGAAAGCTCTGCGGCCATTGCTGGTCATACCCTTAAAGATTATGGACTAGGTACATCGCCAGGTTCGTGAGATTAAAGTAAGCTGAGGGATATATGGTCCACAATACATTATTGAGAGAGTATATACGGGCCACAATGTTGAGCTTGCCCGATCCCAGAACAGGGTCGGGCTACGGCTCTACGGGAAAGTCTGCATCCGGCCTAGGGACTCAGTATCAAAAAAATTCGATGTATCCATACCGCGAGCCCGATATAGAAGATGCTGAGGAAGAAGATCAAGAGGATGAAGAAACCCACCAGGCAATTCAAAATAAAACGTTAGGTGTGCATCAAACGGCAGACCCACATAAACGAAGAGACTATGGCAACTTTTCAGGTCATTCTGTAAGATTCGATCTTTATCAAGGGCATGAAATACCCGGTCCGCTTTTAACAGCAGAGACTACAGGCATAACAGGACGGAGCATATCACCTATTCCAAACCTTTATAAAGGACGCCAAGCATCCGGTGCTATGGGTGGTGCTTCACCGTCAGGTTTAACTACAGGTCAAGCACAGAAAGGCGGTCTGGGATCCAAGCGAAAATTTTCAAGTTCTCAAGCATTACCTCGAGATGAGAATATGCCTAGAAAGTTTAAATTGATAGACATACTTTTTGGCTTTATCGACGACGACGAAACGTTGTATTATGATTTTATAGACAATACTGAGGATCAAGTTGAAGAAGAAATATAATATATCAGTATCAGAAAATGATTTGCGTTATCATAAAGGTAAAAGAAATAATAAACATATTGATAGCGTTTCTCAAAACGATATCTTGATACGTCGTTTTCTTAAAAAATGTAAAAAAGAGCGAATCATAAAAGAGTACACGGAAAAGACTTCGTATTATAAATCTAAGGCACAAAAGCGTCGAGAAAAGCGCTCCCGCGCTATTCGCAGAATGCGCCGCGAAGCAAATTCTAAATCTAAATGATAACTTCTAGGGAATATTTGCTTTGATAGGTCATAATTAATCATAGGTTTTTGCTCAGTTAAGGGTGTTATTAAATGTCAGAAGGGTGTTATTAAATGTCAAGTTCACTTTATTTAGACGCAATCGCAGAGGCTAAGCAGTTAAAAGAAGCTGCTGAAGCCAATGCTAAAAAAGCGATAATCGATGCGATGGCGCCACAAATTAGACGCCTTGTTGAAAATGAATTAATGGAAAACTCTAGTGATGTATCCAAAGAATCAGACTTCTTATCTGAAGTATTTGGTCTAACACAGACTGATATTGATCAGGAAGCGTTTGAGATCGATGAAAACTTACTTGAGACACTTTCCACTTCAAATGCTCCTCTTTTAGAAAGAAATGTAACTTTAAGCTTTATTAAAATAGCAAAAACTTTTCAAGAGTCAGCTGTTCTTTATAACACACTTAATGATAAAGATGAAAAAACATATCAAAAATTTGAAACAATTGCTTCTAATTTATTAGATGAGGCAAAAACTTTACGTGACGATTTAATACGTATAGTTGAAGGTGAAGGATCAGCAGACGCTGTCTCTTCTCTAGTTGATAAACTTAACACAGTAATTAAGGAGACGGAAAAGATGTCAACACGCTCGAAAGATGAAGTTCTTTATGAATTAGATCTCAGTGAGCTTAATCTCTTCGAGGAAGAAGGAGATGACGAGCTAGATCTAGATGTCGATGCACCTGCAGATGATGAAGGTGCTGAAGACGAAGAAGGTGGGGACGATGAAGCCCTCGATGATGAAGATATAGGAGACGAAGAAGGCGAAGATGATGTTCAACTTGAACTTGATCCCGAGTCTGCAGAAGCTCTCCGCGCCGCTTTGGTAGCTGCACTCGAAGGCGAGGAAGGCGAAGAAGACGAAGAAGGTGAGGAAGGCGAGGAATTCGAAGAGGGTGAGCTTGGCGTTGAAGCTGCTTATGAAAGTGATACTCAAGCACGTGATGAGTGGATTGAGATCGATGAAGGAATGCTTCGTCGCGAGATCGCTGCCATGCGCAAACTTCGTGAAGCTCCTGACTTCTTAAAGACCAAGGGAATCGCTAAAGACATGGCAGACAGCTGGGGCGGCAAAGGCTCCGGCAAGTCTGGTGATGATTTCGGCGGTGGGAAGAGAGGAAAAGATCCTCTTGCCATGACCGATAAAGATTTAAACGTACATACGGAAAACCGTAAATTAAGAAAAGTTGCTAAAAGTGAGTTACGCAAGAATCGTAATCTCAAAGGCAAGCTATCTGAAGCGATGGGCGCAGTGTCCGAGCTACAGACTCAGTTGAAAGAGATGAATCTCTTCAATGCGAAGCTGCTCTATGCTAATAAACTTCTACAGAATAAGAATATGTCGACTCGACAAATGAGATCGATCGTTGAAGCTCTGGATAATGCAAGAAGTTTGAGAGAAGTTAAGCTGCTATTCAAGACAATGACAGAGTCTCTCTCGTCTAAAAAGACGGGCGGTTCTTTGACAGAGTCAACTGTAAGAAGAGCCGTCGGCTCTTCATCACGTCCGACACGCTCAGCTTCAGCTGACAATTCTCATCCTGAGATTGATCGCTGGGCTACGCTAGCCGGACTTAAAGTGAATTAACAAACTAACTTCTAAGGAGAAATTTAAAATGAGCAAATTCACATTAGAGCAGCTCACCGAAGATATCCGTTCACGCCATATGGGCGCTGAGGGAAATCGCCTTACAGAGAAGTGGAACAGAACTGGACTTCTGCGTGGACTTGACGGTGTACACCGTGAAAACATGTCTATGCTTTTAGAAAACCAGGCTGCACAGCTTCTTCGTGAGACCAACTCCCTTTCAACAGGTGGTGGTGCTCTTTCAACATCAAACGATATTCGTGGTTTTACGAATATTGCTTTTCCAATCGTTCGTCGCGTGTTCGGAGGCTTAGTTGCCAACGAACTTGTTTCAATCCAGCCAATGAGCCTTCCTTCCGGACTGCTCTTCTATCTTGACTACACCTACGGCACAACCGTTGGTGGTGACTATGGTCCCAACGGTAGTAAGATGGGTGGACGAAGTTCAACAGACTCCACGTACGCAGCTGGTCAGTCAATCTACAATAACCCCCGCGGTAAGGGTGTCCGTTCAGGATCACTTGCAGCTGGTGGTATGTATGATCTTGGCGGTATCGGTTACTCACGTGTACACAGTGGTTCTTCACTCCCTATTATGAACGCATTTGGCGCCTGGGGTGGATCAGCAGGTACTACCTGGACAGCTTCACATACAGTTGCTGCACTAACAGACTTCTCAGGTTCTAACGCCAAGTATCTTGGATTTGATCCTCAGGTTCGACGTTCAGTTGATGACGCTGATCTTGACGTAGCATTCTGTATGATCCAGACAGGTCAGCTTTCTGGTTCGGATCTTTCTATGCTTAACCAGATTTCCATTACAGACTTCGGTACTGCTGGTGGCGTCTCGGCATGGGGTGAGAAGTTCCAGGCAGGTAATGGTGTTCTTAATCTCCGACGTGCAACACGTCGTGGTGACTGGGCATCTTCCAAATGGACAGACGATCCGATGGGTGGAACACACGTTCTTTTCGCTCTTGGTCTAACCAATGGTGGAGCAGTTCCTTCTGGGATAACTGATATATCATGGGTCAAGGGTCCGTCACTTAGTGCAAACGCTGATCAAGGTGATACAATTACTATTCCGGCTTTCGAGTCTGACTTTGGAACAGGTACTCCTTCTCCGTTGATCCCTGAGATCGATATTAAGATTGAGTCCATCGCAGTTACGGCAGCTACTCGTAAGCTCCGTGCTCGTTGGTCACCAGAGCTCGCTCAGGACCTGAACGCTTACCACAGCATGGATGCTGAGGTTGAGCTTACCCAGATCCTTTCCGAACAGATTGCTCTTGAGCTTGATCGTGAGATCCTTAACGACCTCCTTACAGAGGCTAACGGTGCTAACCTTTACTGGTCACGTGCTCCCGGCAAGTTCCTTGATAAGGAATCCGGCGCAGAGGTTGATCTTTCAAGCACCCTTTCGGCAGGACCCGCCTTCACAGGTACAGTCCGCGAGTGGTACGAGACATTGACTGAGACAATTATCGATGTCGCAAATACCATTCACCGTAAGACCCTCCGCGGTTCCGCTAACTTCATCGTTGTCGGTCCTGATGTTGCAACCATTCTTGAGTCTTCCGTGCTTTATAAGCCGAACTACACTCTCGATGGTTCAGGTCAGGTTGCCTCTCCGATGAGTCTTGGAGCTGAGAAGGTTGGTTCTCTGAGCAATCGTTTCACAGTCTATAAGGACCCCTACTTCCCACGCAACAAGATTCTTGTTGGGTACAAGGGCGGTAGCTACCTTGAGACTGGTTACGTATACGCTCCGTATGTACCGCTTATCGTCACTCCGACGATCTTCGCGCCAGAGGATTTCACACCCCGCAAGGGCGTGATGACTCGCTACGGCAAGAAGATGGTTCGTTCTGACTTCTATGGTACAGTAACCGTTGTGGATCTCCATATTATCTAATATAAGAGAGACTGGTTAAACAAACAAACTTACGGGCGGCCAAA